TCTCTTTAACCAGGTAGCGACCCCCGTCATAGGGGTCGTCCCCGTCGAATTCCATGACATCTTCCGTCTTGACATCGTCGTAAACGCAAAGGGGAATGACGTCTTCGAACGCATCAAGATCGGTATCAACATAGAGTCTCGAGTCCTTGCAGACTTGGAGTTTTGGGATGTTTGTTTCCGGTTTTTCCGGCTCAAACATCGACGCGTATTCCTTATAGGCTTTCTCTCCGTAAATCCTGAAAATTCGCGCGCCTGTCTCAATGTTGAATCCCTCTTTCGGAACAATTCGTGGTGGTCTTTGGTTCCATCTCAGGTATTCGTGCATCAACATCTTGCCGCTGACTCGATCGTTATCAGCTAGTGAGATGGTGTAACGAGCATCTTGACCTGGAGGATTCAATACCTCTACAAACTGCTGTAAAATCGACCGTTGATCACCTTCTTTTCGACGAGCAGATGGATCGATCACTACGGAATCGATGATTTCGCCTTGTGACAATCGGACAAAGTCACTAGACCAGTCAACAATCTTCTGATTTTTCCGACCGTATTGACGATAAAGGAACGCTTGTCCGTTAGGAGCAACAGCCGCCCATCCGATCCACGTCATTGCACTGTGGCCCCAGTCAATTGCAGCAATTCGAGGCCAAAACGCGGGCAATGGAAAAGGATCTATCAGATGTAGCGCGTTAACAGGCTCCCCTGCAAATCTTTCATGTCTCCATTCGTTGAAGACCTGACCAGTAAACGTCCACCAATCACCCTCGAGCTTAGCTTTTCTCTCGGCAAGCGGTAGGAGTTGAAGACGATTTATATAATTCGGGTCGGCGCGCATCAGGAAATGGTTATCCGTCAGCTTCGCCGGTATAAATATCCGGTAGCTTTGAGCTACTCGGTCGTAGATTTTCGTGTATCCATTCCTTGCCGGTTCGACGAACCTTTTTCTAACCCATGAATGTCCGACGTTACCCGGGTTCGTCGCACTTCGTATAATAGCAGGAAGGCTGCTATCAGAGGTACGACAGCGACTAGTAAGGAAAACATATTGAAATTCCTCAAAGGCTGTTAATTCGTCAAATCCGATGTAATTGTATTCGGCGGTGTCGTGGCTTCGAGCGTCCTCAGCCCTAAGCATATACGAGAACTGAATCCAGGCACCTGATGGAAACGTCCAACGGTGTTTCGTATCGTTATACGTAGCTCCGAAAAGAGGATATATGTCTCGACTTCTTGGGATAAGTGATTCTTCAAGCTCTGGGAATGTTCTTCTAAAAATGATACCCTTAAAAGTTGAGTTTTCATACCAGCCACGAGCTATCGGAAGCATCAGTAGGAGTTCTGACTTACCTCCTCCAGCTGCTCCACCATACATTGCCTCGAATATTTGGTCTGGGATACGGATAAAATCTGTTTGCCTTTTGTTTGGCTCCCAGACTTTACTTCCCTCAATAGTCTGAAAAGGCAACTTAACCTATCGGCTTAGCAAGGACGGTTGCCGCACCAGTTGTCCTGACGAACGCTCCTTGAGCATTCTGACCTGAAGTGTGCGCGGCCCAAGCAGTCCCGTCAAGCGAGACTTCAGATGCTCCGGAAGAAATGAGCATACAGGCGCGCACTGGTAACGCGTATGCGACTCCCGCAAGAGTCAGTGTCGGAACGCCGAGTGGAATGCTATATGTGATGGCCATTACTTGCTCCAAATCTTACGCTTGCTCGTCGGCATCTTTGCGATAAACTCTTTGGCCACAGAGGGATCAATTTGTTGGGGTCCTTTGAGACCGCCGTGGGCTGCCGCCTGCATGAAACGATATTGTTTCGCGCTTTTAGCGGGCATCTTGACCCTTTCTAATTGAATCGCCTCTGTGTCCAATTTATTACAACCTTGCCTGACCACGTCCTAACAGCATGTAGATGATGAGGATGACAAGAATGAGTGTGACAGCTCCTGAAGGTCCGTATCCCCAGCTACGGGAATATGGATAATATGGAGCGGTGCTAAACAGCAGAACGATGAGGATAACAAGAATGAGAATCATCAGAACCTCGTTCCTGACCATTGTGCATTCGGGTCGAATCCGAGAACGTTCCAGGCGAAACTCGGGTTGCCGCAGTGATCGACGATGATATCGACACCCCACGCGCCTGAATTATCCGAAGTCGCTCGATACGCGATAACGTCCTTGGAGATCGTTCCATCGGTAGGCTTGACCATGTAACCCCAGCGAGGATCCTGAGCCTTGAGCGCAGCCACTTCAGCGTCCATGAAGGTCCAAGCAACCTCGCCATATATCGCCTGACACGATCTCAAAAGGGCGCTCTGATTGTTGTTTGCTACACCCTGGGCGATTCCTTGAGCAGAAGCAGGTAAAGGTAATGGCGTCTCAGATCCGGTCGGCCCACCAGGAACTGGCGTGCTCGTGGGATTCGCCATTGGAGCAAAGTTTATGAGGTCGTGTAGGTCGATAGAGACGGTGTTCGTATTCGTGTTCGTTACGTTCGTTGACGGCATCGTGAGTTCGATGTCGCATCCGAAACAGAACACGACTAAGAGAACGACTAGAATCTTCTTCATTTGACTTTACCTAGACTTCACTTGACTTCGGAATACTTCGGCTCGTCGAAAGAAAGGGTGCGCCGAGCACACTATCGGCGCACCCTATAGTCCTAAGGAGCGGCTGCCGGTGCTCTACCGACGACCCAATTCGTGCCATCCCAATAGGCATCCGAGTTGTCACCGAGAGTGACGTACTGGCCTTCGGTCCACGCGGTCGTGGGGTCGGCCGTCATGCTGCTGAGTGCAGCAAAGTCGGCGGGAGGTTGTCCGCCACTTGGAGTCCAAGTTCCCGGACTACCCGCTGATGCACCTGTGGCAGGATCTTGAGACGTCGGAGGAGGTTCACCTTCGTCCGGCATGTTGACCGGAATCGGGAGCATCGGTCCGGGGATGATGGTTCCATACTCATCCGGTGCGATTGTCGGAGGACCTTCAGAAGAATCGGTGATCTGAATGCGTTGATTCAGATCGTTGGGATCAAAGTCCTCTTCGGAGCGCGCCTTGGCTTCGATGACCTTATCGATCTCCTCTTTCTTGATACCGATCTCTTGCTCGGTGTATGCAGGAAGTCCGTCGTCGAGACGCTTGGCGATGACGACCTTCAGCATTTCCTTGCGGAGCAGATTGTCGTACTCCTCTTGGCCCATCAGAGCAATGAACATTTCTTTGCTCATCATGACCTGATGTTTGCCCCAGTCGCCGACGATGTCTCCCGGACCTGCCTGCACCTCTCCAGTCTTTGTCTTCACGTTGAGAGGCGAACCGAGATTGATCTTCATGTTCGCAAGCGACTTCTGCTTGTCGAGCTTGACGAGCTTCTTGCTCTTTGGATCGAATGCCCATTGCGCGCGCGTTGAATCTCCGCCGACACGAGGACGATCCGGACCTGGCTTGCTGAGCCACTCGGGCACGTCGTTGCCTGGCAGACTGTTGTCGACTGAGGGGCGCTCATTCACGCCGGGATCGTCGGGTCCAGGGTGGTCACCTGGGCGGAGCGGGACTGATTGACCGTACTGTGGGTCAACCGGCTTCGTTTGCGAGAGGTCGGACAGTGGCATCGGTATTCTCCTGTGTTCGGTTGACTAGCACGTTCAGGGCTTTTGGTCCCTGATCTCCTTCTTCATAATCAAACGTGACCTTGTCGCCTTCGCGCATATTCCGGAAGGGAACGGAGGCGCGCGAAACTTTCGACCAGTGGAGGAAGTAGTCTCTCTGGTCTGAACCTTCGATGAAAGCGTAGCCCTTGTCTGCAAAGAGCTTACGAACAAAACCTTGCATAATTTTAACTCACTTCGTCGACGGCTTCGACTACGGGATACTTTACCTTAGTGTTAGCCGATCTCTTTTGTTGGATAGAATGATTCTTGTTCCTGCTCGGGAGAAAAGACTATGACCTGAGCGTTCGTTGTCTTGTCTCCGAAATCGGCCGGAGGTTTGGTCGCAGACATGATTGATCCAAGGTTGCGCGCGATGATCGAAAGTTCCTTGGCATCCTTGTTCTCGATCTTGTCTGGAGTGATGCCTGCAATCGTGAAGGAAAGAACACCGAGAACTTGTTGCCTGATACTTTGCGTATCGTTCTCGATGGACTCGAGCAGACTCTGATTCGGCGTAGCCTTTGATGCGAGTTTCCCGTGCGCGTAATTGTGCGCAGTTGGGACAGAAACTCCGAACATCTTAGCTGCACTTTCAGCCGATGTAATTCGGCTCGTTGCTCCGATCAGTGATCTGAAGACAGGCGGAATGTTCTTCTGTCCGGGATATCGACCGCGACCGTTACTTCCCGTTGCGCGCCGTCCAGCGAGAACTGCGGCGCGCACTGGATCTATGTCTGGATCGAGGTCGAGTTCATGTTGTAGGGCAGCGTCGACTTCACTTGACTTTTCTTCGTCGTCCTGTATGGGACCCGTTTCAGGTTGAGTCACACCAAGACGGTTCACTAAATTGTTAGAGGATCGAAGACGTTCGAGAGCTTCTTCTTCGGATATGAACATAGTCGTAATCCTAGAATACGACGAACTGCTGAGCATCGTCGCTCCTGCGTGATTCTACCATAAATGCCGGTTGCTTGTCAAGCCCGCCCGTAAGTGCTTGCAAACAAAGGGCTTATCGGTAGCCGTTCATCAAGTGAACGGCAAGATCCGTTTTCGTCGCATGGAAAATAAGGCGTTATATTCAGACTGCCGAATGAACATATAAGTTGCAAACAAGCATGCTTTCGACAGCCTTAAACCCCTGGCCGACATGGGACCCGTTCCGACGGGCATATGCCCCAGTCGGTTGGCATGGCACGATCGGTGCAATAGCTCACAGTCGTAGCACGCTATATAAAAAATACATATTCATTGTAAAATCTTCCTATTGACAACCATGTGCGCCTATGGTAGACTGTATGTCGTTGGGTAGTTAGTTCGACGGTGTGCGCTCCTTGACAACTGAATACGTAGCA